TGCGGTGCCGGCCGACAACGAGCAGATGATGCTGCATTCCGCATCGGGCACCATCGGAACGGCGAGCCTCGCGGTCTGGGCCACCTATGACGACGACAACGGGCCTCCGTCCGACAAGGACGACGAGGCGGTCTGGACATTCGGTGACGATGTCCGCGTCGAGCTGCGCGGCAGCGACGCCCGCGTGAAGGCTCCGAAGGTGGTGGTCGAGAGCGACGACGTGCATCTCGGTGGCGAGGGCGGCGAGCGGGTCGCGCGGATCGGCGACAAGGTGAATGTCAGCCTCGGATCGTCTGCCGGCTTGTGGCCGATCGTCGAAGGGTCTTCGAAAGTGCGGGCGGCGGACTGATGCGCGGGCTTCGCTATCGCACCGGCCTGGACGCGCGCACCGGTCAGCCGCTGCGCGGATGGCCCCATGTCGTGCAAAGTCTCGAGACGATCTGGAGCACGCGCCTGGGCAAGCGCGTGATGCGGCTCGGTTTCGGCTCGGAGCTGTTTTCGCGGCTCGGCGAGGACATCACGCCGGCACTTGCGCTGCAGCTCTATACCGACCTCACGATCGCAGCCCACACGTGGGAGCCGGAGTATCGCATCACGTCGATGCAGCTGGTGAACCTGACGAGCGCCGGCGCACTCGGCGTCCGTCATTCCGGCACCTACTACCCGGAAGGTCGCTTCGGCATCTATGACCACCCGCAGAGTGTGGAGGCGGCAATCCCGCTCATGTTGCTGCGATCCAGCGAAGGAGCGAGCGCATGACCCGTCCCGATCTTCCGCCCCCCGCGATCCTGGAAGAGCTGAATTTCGAGGCCCTGCTGTCGACCATCGTCGCGGATGCGCAGGCCCGGCTTGCGGCCGTCGGCATCACCTGGGACGTCGGCGCACTGGAGACCGATCCGGTCATGATCCTGTGCCAGGCCTTCGCCTATCGCGAGATGATGTTGCGCGCACGGGTGAACGATGCGGCCCGCGCCAATCTCCTGGCCTTCGCCGGCACATCCGACCTCGACCACCTCGCGGCCTTCTACGACGTGGCGCGGCTCGATGGCGAGACGGACGAGCGGCTGCGCGACCGGGTCTGGCTTACCATCCTTGGCCGGTCGGCCGGCGGTCCTGTCGAGCGCTACAAGGCGGTCGCGATGGCGGCCTCGCTTCAGGTGCGGGACGTGGCGATCTGGCGCGAGGGTCGCGATCCGACCGTGCGTGTCGCCGTGTTGTCGACTGATACCGGCGAGGCGAGCCCGGAGCTGCTGGCGAGCGTACTGGCGGCGCTGGAAGCGCCCGAGGTGCGCGTAGTGTCCGACCGGTTCGAGGTCGTCTCCGCCATCCAGACCGTGCAGGACGTGGCCTTGACCGTGCGCCTGGCGCCGGACGCCCCCGAAAGCCGGCGCATGGATGTCGCCGCCGCCGTGCGCACCGCCTGGCAGGCCGAGCAGCTGCTCGGTCTCGACCTCACCACGTCCTGGCTGACCGCAAAGGCGATGATCCCCGGTGTGACCCGGGTTGAAGTCACATGGCCGACCAAGGATGTTGTCGCCCTTCCGCACCAGGCCATCGGGCTCGGCGGGATGGAGATCATCGACGGAGGGCGCGGCAGGTGACCTCGCTCCTTCCGACCAATGCAACGCCGCTGGAAAGCGCGCTCGACCTGACGGGCGCCGACATCGCCGACCGGATCGCGCAGGGCATCGATGCGGTGCCGGGCTGGAAGATCGTCAACCCTCAGCCGGCGCTCGCTCCCTGGCTGGTCTACGAGTACGGCCTCGGCGCGCTGTCGCCCTTCGTACCGAACCTCTACGACCTGCTCGGCGACGGCATTGCCTGGGAGCGGCTGCGGGGAACGCATGCCGGCATGGCGCGCGGCCTCGGCTTTGTTGGCTATTCGGCCGAGCTGGTCGACCCGCCGGCACGCCGGTTGGCCTGGGCGGACTATCAACTGACGCTCGATCGCGTGCGCGATGGAGCTGCGGACCTTGCGCGCATCGACGGCATCGCTCGTCTGTCGCAGCCGGCGCGCTCGCATTTCAGGCGCGGCGTGCATGGCTATGACGTGCCGGCGGCCGAGGCCTCCTGGACGCGGCTTTCGGGATCGATCCTCGGTGACGACAGCGGCCGTCACGTCGAGGCAACGGGCGGCACCGCCGGCCCGAAATGGTCCTTCGGTCGGAACCACGACGCCGAGGTCACCTTGTCCCAGGAAGGCCTCGAGACGCTCGGGATCTGGATCGAGGGCGACGGCAGCGGCGCAATCACCTGGGCGGATCTCAATCAGCCCTGGAACACGGTCAATGACACCTGGGCGGAGCTTGGCGAAGCCGGCGCGCGGTTGCGCCAGATGGCCTCCGCACTCGGAAGCCGCTCCGCCTGGCTCGGGTTCTACCGGGGCGACGGGTCGATGATCGGCGCACGGCGTTGCCTCGCGTTTGCCCAGGCGGCTCCCGCCGTTGCCGGCCCCTATGAGGTTGCGGGCCAGACCTGGGCGCCGAACCCGGATGGCTCGTCCGTCCTCGCCATCGCCCGCACCGACTTCGGCGACGCCGCCGGTGGAGAGGTGAGCGAGGTCGCGCTCCTTGTCGATGCCCGACCGGCCGATCCGGCCAGGCCTGGCAAGCTGTGGCTTTCCCCGGATGAGATCGAGGCGCCGTTCCCGCCGGTTGGCCGCACGCCCATATCCGTCACCCTCGGCGAGACCGTGCGCGACCGCTTCGCGCTGCTCGTCGGCTTCTCATGAGGTTCAAATGGCCTTCGAACACCCGTTGATCCCCGGCGCCTTTGACCGCTCGGCCGACAAGCCCGACATGACCGACGTGGTCTTTGTCGAGGGGCGCTTCCTGCAAGGCGCGGAACTGAACGAGGCGCAATCGGTCCTGCGCGGCCGTATCGCCCGGGCCGGTGGTCTCTCCGCCCGTGACGGCGACCGAATTTCCGGTGCCGCGATCATCGTGGACAGTGACGCGGGCACCGTCACGCTTGAGGCTGGAACGATCTACGCCAGCGGCGACGTGCGTCCCGTGGCGGCCGCGACGCTTGCCGGCGTGCCGATGGTCGGCGAGGTGTCGATCGGCGTGCGTCTGGTGCGCGAGCCGGTAACCCACGCGGAAGACCCGGATCTACTCGGCCTGGTGCCGGGCACTGCGGCCGAGGGCGAGCCGGGCGCGGCGCGCATCATCGAGCGTCTGGCCTGGGGGCGAGCCGGCGACGGCGAACCGGGCGATCTCTATCCGGTCTATCTCTTGCGCGACGGCGTTGCGCTCGACCAGACCGCGCCCGTCGAACTGTCTGTCACGTCGCAGGTGATCGCGGGCTATGACCGGGACGCCAACGGCAGCTACGTCGTCTCCGGCTGCCGTGTCGCGGCCCTCGGCCGGATCGCGGGCGCGCAGGTGTTTGTGATTGAGCAGGGTGTTGCCAACATCAACGGCCACAAGCGCACGCGCAGCGCCTCCCTTCGCCTGTCGGTCCCGGAGGCCTTCGACGTGGCAAGGGTGGACGCGGAGCAGCACAGCTTCGCGGATGGCGGCACCGGCTCCGTCACGCTGGCCCTGCGCCATGTGCCCCTCGCCAATCTGGTCACCGCGCTCGTCACGAAGGAAACGACCGAGACGGTCACTCATGGCGCCGCCGTGGGCTCGATCGACGCGCTTTCCCAGGACAGCGTGACCGCGCTGGTCGAGGTGCGTCAGGGCGGGACGATCTACGCGCCGGGCACGGACTACGTGCTCAATGCCGACCGGGTCGACTGGACGCCGGGCGGGGCCGAGCCGGCGCCGGGCTCTTCCTACTCCGTCACATACCGCTACCGCGATGCGGTCGCACCGGTTTCGACCACGCCCGATACCGTAACGCTCGCCGGGGGGGTCACCGGTGGCGAGGTGCTGCTCACCTACGATTGTGCATTGCCGCGCACGGACCTGATCTGCCTCGATCCCGAGGGGCATGCCGTCTACATCACCGGCCTGTCGAGCCGCACCCGGCCGGTGCCACCGGCCGCCCCCACGACGCATTTGCCTCTGGCCGAGGTTCGCAACACCTGGGGCGGGACGCCGGAGATCGTGAACAGCGGCGTG